TAGCCAACAAAGAAGGTGCTTACTGGTCTAAGTACATTAACCCTGACCAAGTAACTAATGTGCCTGTAGAGCCTAGATTCCCTGTTAACACTTACTGGGATTTAGGTGTATCTGATGCAACGGCTATCTGGTTTGTTCAGACTGTAGCCAATGAGATTAGAGTTCTGCATAGCTATGAGAACCAAGGAGAGGGGCTGGCTCACTACATCAACTACATTCATGATTGGCGAGACAAGCATCAGGCTATTATGGGTCAGCATTACGCACCACATGATATTGCAGTAAGGGAATTGGGTTCAGGTAAGAGTCGATTAGAAACCGCTCGAACTATGGGTATTAGCTTTCAGATTGCGCCTAATGTTGGAGTTGATGATGGTATTCAAGCGGCTAGAGCTATTATGCCTAGATGCTGGTTTGACAAAACTAACTGTGTAGATGGGTTGAGAGCGCTTAGATCGTATCGTAAAGAATATGATGATCAGAAAGGCGTATTCAAAACCAAGCCGCTACACAACTGGGCTTCACACTATGCAGATGCGTTTAGGTACTTTGCGTTATCACATAGAGACTCGAATACTAACTGGGCTGCACCAGTTCAAGCAGACAATTGGAGTGTATTCTAATGGATACACATCATGCTAATGACTTGGTTCATGTGGTATTTGAACAGACCAACTATAAGCACTGGATATTCAAGTTTCTGCATCCTGAGTTCCAACACTGTTATGTGGTCAAATCATCGAGAGGCGGCCACTACTGGACGGTAGTTAACCAACGCAGATCCGGCTTAGAGTTTGAAACAGAGCCAAAAGACCTGTATCCAACAGTTAGGGATTACGCTGGAAAGAATGCTAAGATAGTCACTATTAAGGTGGAGCATAGCGAGAAGGGCAAAATACACCATCTTTCTATGCTTAGTTGTGTAGATATATGCAAGGCTGCACTAGGGATCAAAGCGTTCTTTATCTGGACGCCATACCAGTTATATAAGAGGTTAAGACATGAGTAGTGTAATTGCACCAGGAGCAAAAGAAGCTAAACGAGCTGCAAGAGAGCAACAAGCCCAGTTAGAGAAGCAGCGACAGAAAGAGAGTCTACGAGCGGCAGAAGCAGAGGATGAGGCTATGCGTAGAAAGGCAACAGCCGCTAAGGGTGGCTCACGAGCTTCACTACTTGCTACCAGTGAAACAGGCGTACAAGCCAAACCAGCCAAGCTAGGAGGCTAATATGCCTTTACAGGATTTAGGGTCAGTAGATGACCTATTGAAGCGTTTCAATGGCGCTCGTAAGAACTACGATGAAGCTCGCTCTCTGCACCAAGAGACTTATGACTTTGTAGCACCGCAACGTGAAACCTTTCGTTTCTATTCACCTGGGCAAGAAAAGAACCGTCATGTATTTGACTCCACAGCCGTAACAGCACTAGAGCAGTTTGCATCACGTATTAAGGGTTCAATCCTGCCAGCATGGAAACAGTGGGCGCAATTAACAGCGGGTTCTATCGTTCCAGAGAATGAGAAGGCAGAGATCAACAAGGCGTTAGAAGAAGCGAATGATATTTTCTTCAATGCGTTGAATCACTCCAACTTTGATACAGAGATCAATCCTGCATTAATTGATATGGGTGTTGGTACGGGCGCAATCATCATTGATGAGGGTGAGTTCAATAGCGGTGATATCTTCCGCTTTACTAATGTTCCACTGGCTGAGTTGTATGTAGAAAAGCCAATGTTAGGGCGTATCCGTTCGGGTTGGCGTAAACATAATATGCAGGTATCAGCAGTTCAGGCTGTATGGCCTACCGCTAATATTCCTGACAAGATTCTAAAGAAAGCTGAGAAAGACCCATCTACTGAGATGGAGATCATCAACGGCAACTTGTTCAATCCTAAAGATGGCAAGTATTACAACGTCATTATTCATGAAGAATCAAAAACACTGCTATTTGATCAAGCGTTCAACACTCAACGATTGATTCCATTCCGCTGGCATGTTGTTCCAGGTGAAAGCTATGGTCGCGGTCCTGCTATGCAGTGCTTGCCAGATATTCGCACACTGAATAAGATTGTAGAGTTTAAACTTCAATCGCTAGCATTGGCGGTTGGTGGTGTATGGACGGGTATCAATGACGGTATCTTCAATCCTAATACAGTGCGTATCGCGCCTAAGACTATCATTCCGGTAGGCTCTAATAACAACCAGAACCCCACTCTACGACCGCTAGAGTTTGGTGGTGATCCTGCATCAGTTGAGATGTCTATTCGTGAGTTGCAAGAAAAGATCAATCAATCATTCTTTGCTAATCCATTAGGTGATATTACTGACCCAGTGCGATCTGCAACTGAGAATATGATTCGCCAACAAGAGATGCTGAAACAAGCTGGCGCTTCATTCGGTCGCTTATACACAGAGCTTATTGAAGTTTTGATGGAAGCGGGCATTGATATTCTAGCTGGTCTAGGTCGATTGCCTCCGTTGAATGTTAATGGTGAAGAGGTGACAATTAAGCATGTATCACCACTAGCCAAGGCTGAGGATATTGAGGACTTCCAGAACATTCTAACGTGGGCGCAGTCCAATATTGGTATTGTTGGTCCAGAAGTATTCATGGGTTCTGTTAAGGTAGAAAACTTCCCTCAGGTTACTAGTGAAATGTTGGGTATCCCTGCCGAACTAGTCAGAACAGAAGCAGAGCGCACACAGTTAGGACAGGCTCTTATCCAAGCATCACAACAACAAGGGGGTGAAGGTGAACAACCCGTTTGATGAATTAGGAAAGCAACCGGAATTCTCTGATGAAGATAAGAAGCATTTTGAAAAACTTGATTATCTGATTCATAAAGTATTTGCTCAGTCAGACGAAGGAAGGGAGCTTCTGGAAATCTGGCAAGAGCATTTATTAATGTCGCCTACGTTTCAACCATCTGATAATGATTTACAGATTGGTTATAATGAAGGCGTTAAAAGCTTTATTCGTAATATTATCTTGACCCTACGAAAGGTAGAAAACAATGAGTGACGACATTCAAACAACTGTATCAGTAGAAGCGACTACTGATACACAAGAAACACCAACAACCGAAGATCGCTATGACTTTGTGCTTGATAAGTATCGTGCAGAAGGCCGGACAGAAGCAGAGGCTATGCAGCTACAGGCACAGTCTTACTCTGAACTGCAAAGCAAGTTTGGTTCATTCACAGGTGCACCCGAAGAGTACGAGGCGGTAATCTCAGAGGAGTTGACTGAGGCAGGTGTTGAGCTAGTGGCTGATGACCCAATGCTAGAGAAAGCATTTGAGTTAGGCAAAGAACTTAATATGTCTCAAGAAGGCATGAGCAAGCTTATCAATATGTACGCTGAGATTCAGCTAGCAGAAAACAAAGCGTATGAAGAGCAACGCGCAGAGAACATGAAGCAGCTAGGTAACAATGCTGCCGCTCGTATTGAAGGCATTAACAAGTGGATTGATGCCAACCTAGACAACGAAACTGCACAAGGCTTGCGTGGGATTGCTACAACGGCTGAGGGTATCAAAGCCATTGAGCAGCTAATCAGCAAGACCAAATCAGCACCAGTAGCACCACAAGACAGTACACCAGTGCCAAGTGTTACACCGCAAGAAGTACAAGCTATGCAATTCGCTAAAGATGAGCATGGAAACAGAAAGATTAATACTGACCCTGAGTTCAAGAAAGAGTATCAACGTAAACGAGATGCTTTATACGGAACGCAGGAACATAGACAGATGATAGGCTAAACTTAGACCAACTAGGGAGGGGTGCCCTACCACCCCTTTTATCCCTAGAAGGCAAAACAATATTAACAATGTAGGGATTATTATGCCATTTACACAAGATACTTTCGCACCCGTTTCGGCTTCTGCCAGCAACGCTCCTAGAATATACTCTTACTCTTCCAGTGATAATACAGTAACAGTTATTGCGGCTGGTTACTTTGAATCCAAAAAATACCAACTAGAGGAAGGAGACTGGATTCTAGCCGTTCTCTCTGATGGTGATGTTCTTCTTCAAGTTCTGTCTGATACTTCATCTGTAAAGGTTGTGGATATTAGCGGCTTACCTGCTGATAATTATGCTGGTGGGTTCTTTGATTACAATGATGCAGCTACAAGTACAACTCCTATTAATGTTGTTGGTGGCGGTGGCTTTGTAAAGTTAACCAATGACGAGGCGGGCGCGTTTACAAACAAGGCATACGCTCCGGCTGGTGTCACTGATGTTTGGGATGAAGTAGCAAATGAGTTTGACTTCACTCAGTTAAAATTAGGGGATATGGTTGATTTCAGGCTCGATCTTACTGTTACAACTACATCACCAAACCAAGACGTAGATGTTAGATTGTTCCTTGGTGTGGGGGCTGGTGAATATTCAATACCGTTTGTTCTGACAAATATCAAATCAACTGGGACTGTAAGCCTTAATAGGTATAACGGTATTTATATGGGCGACACCAACACCCTAAATAACCCTGGTGAATTTAGAATTCAGTCAGACTCTAACGCAACAGTCGTTGTTAATGGTTGGTATGTGAAGATTATTAAGCGTGGCCAGTAATTTGACTATGTCTCATTGTTAGACAATAATACACATATTCCTATCACCGATACCCTCCTAGAGGCCGGATACAACAGGATTTTGTTAGTAATTAGCAAGATCAAACCGTATTCGGCACCTTGATCAAGCTAAGAAAAGATTAAGACTTTAGGAGACAATTATGTCTAAGTTTCTTTCTAATGCTGCGATTCAAGAGTTCGACAGCGAAGTAAAACACGAATACCAATCAAGAGGCAAGCTACGTAACACGGTTACACTACGCACCAATGTTACAGGTGACGCCTACAAATTCACCCGTATGGGTTCAGGTCTAGCTAACCAGAAAGCTACTCAAGCAAGCGTAACGCCGATGGACATTTCACACGGTCGCCAAACTGCTACGCTTGAAAACTGGCTTGCACCGGAATATACGGATATCTTCGACCAAGCAGAAGTAAACTTCGATGAGAAGCAAGAGCTAGCTAAAACAATTGCTAAAGCTCTAGCACGTCGTGAAGATCAGATCATCATTGATGCTATGGCAGCGGGCACTTACTCTACTACTCCTGGTACTGATGCTGATACAGGCTTTGATATTGCAGCAGGTGCAGCAGCTCTAACTGTTGCTAAGTTGCGTTCAGCGGCTATGACAGGTTTAACTAACCGTAACGTAGATGATGAAGACCGTACTTTGATCTGTACTGCGGCAGGTGTTGAGCAGCTTCTAGGTGATCCAGAAGTAACCAGCTCTGACTTCAACGTATTGAAAGCGCTTGTATCTGGTACTCTTCAAGATACTACTTACATGGGCTTCAACATCTGCATTATCGGTCAACGTGTGGAAGGTGGCCTTCCTGGTACAGCTAACGATCGTAAAGCATTCGCATACCACAAGCAGGCTCTAGGTTATGCTGTAGGCATCGACATGAAAACGACCATCGACTGGGTAGCAGAGAAAACTTCATGGCTGGCTAACGGTATGCTTAAAGCGGGTGCTGTTGTTCGTGAAAATGCTGGTATCGTGCGTATTGGCTACGATGAAACTGTAGTAGTTTAAGGAGAACTAATCATGGCTTTCACAGCTTCTACTTTTATTCCTGTATCTGCAATGGGTAACAGTGATGCAGCTCGTATCTTCTCTTATGAGAATACAGGTGACACACTGCTTACAATTAAAGGTGCAAACTACTTTGATGATGCAGCTTCCACAACTGGCGGTCTAGGTCTTACTGACGGTGATGTAATCCTAGTAGCTGGCTCTGATGGGACTAGCTTCTTGAAGATGACTGTTACTGCTGGCGCTGCCACTGTAGCATCAGCGAACGACTTCGCTTAATGTCACTCTAGGGGAGGGTTCGCTCTCCCCGTCCTATAGGAAAAGTTATGGCCAGTGCTATCGACATTGCTTCTAATGCTTTGCTTCTTATAGGTGACGAGCCTATAAACTCCTTTAGTGATCCAGGAGCAGGGGCTAAAGCAGCGGCAAATTTATATCCAATTACTAAGGAAATGGCGTTAAGCTATCATCCTTGGTCATTCGCTCTAAAAGAGCAATATCTATCAAGACTGACACAACAGCCTGACAGTCTGACTAATTACAAATACGCCTACCAAATACCAACCGACATGATCCGGTTATGGTTGTTAATGCCTGATGGTATTGATTATGAAATGGTAGGGCAGTTCATTTACTCTAATGAAGAAAAGCTCTTGGCTCGATATGTATACGATGTTCCAGAATCGTTATTGCCTCCGCATTTTGTAAAGGCGTTGGAATATAAGTTAGCCTCTGAATTTGCTATCTCAGTTACAGAAGATGAAAATAAGAGTCAGATGTATGATCAGAAAGCCTCACAACATTTAGCTCAGGCTTCTAATGTTGACTCTCAAGGATACCCACAACAAGCTATCACTGATTCACCTTTCGTAGAGTCACGTTTCGGTTATAGTGGATTTGGAACAGTTAGGCGTTAATTATGGGTGGAATCTGGAAAGCTCAATCGAATTTTACAAAAGGGGAGTTATCCCCTTTGTTGTATGGACGTACAGACTTAGCTATGTTCTACCAAGCGGTAGAGGAAGCTACTAATGTTCTGTCTATTCCACAAGGTGGATTAAAGAAGCGTCCAGGCACTAAGTATGTAGATACTCAGTTGGGTGATGGTCGGTTAGAAAACTTCTCGTTTAGCACTGAACAAAACTATCTGATGGTGTTCACTGTAGATAAGATGCGCGTCTATAAGGATGATGTACTACAAGCAACGATAACAACGCCATACGATACGATAGAGAAGATTAGAGAGTTTGACTATATACAATCGGCTGACACGATTATCATTACTCATCCTGACGTACAGACTCAAATTATACAGCGAACATCTGATACGGTTTGGACTATCGGAAACTTAGGGTTTCTAAATATCCCTCAGTTTGATTTTAATGATGCTTCAAGCCCAACCCCTGTATCTGAAATCCAACGTGTTTCATTCAACCTGTATCTTAACGGTGATACCTTCAAGTTATCATTAGAGGGATTGCTAACAGATACGATTACGTTTAACGCATCAAATTACGATGACACAGCACAACAAATGCAGGAAGAACTACAGCGTCTAGCTAACACAGGATCAACGGGCATTACTGTTGTTAGCCCTTCTGCTGCTGTTTTTGATATTACCTTTGCAGGTGCATCTGCTAAAGATTGGAATTTGCTTGTAGTCCAACCTGTATCATTAGGTTCTACAGGTACAACAGCAACAACCCGCACACAAGCAGGTACAAGCAGAGCGGAAGACGTATGGAGTGCAACAAGGGGATGGCCTAGAACGTGTACATTCCATGAGTCCAGATTGTGGCTAGGTGGTTCTAAGTCGAGACCGTCTACACTGTGGGGTTCGCGTGTTGGTGAACCTTTCGACTTTGATAAAGGCAGATCAAGAGATGATGAGTCTATTGATGTTACTTTGGCTACTGATCAAGTTAATGCTGTTACAGGTATAGTAAGTAATAGATCGCTTCAAGTATTTACAACGGGTGCAGAGTTTTATATTCCACAGTCTCCGATCACTCCGGCGGCTGTCACTGTTAAGCCTCAGACTAATTTAGGATCGAAACGGGTACGCCCTGTATTCATTGAAGGTCTGACGATGTTTATTCAGCGTACAGGCAACGCGCTGTATCAGTTCCAGTATTTAGATGAGTTTCAATCAAATGAATCCCGCTCGATGTCATTACTTGCGCCTCACTTGATTAACGACCCCATCCAAATGTACACAAGCCAAGGGACTAGCGAGTCAGACGCTAACTACGTTTATTTAGTTGGTAGCGATGGCTCTTTGACGGTATTTAACACACAGTCATTTGAAGGCGTACAGGCGTTTACTCGATGGTCTACTGATGGGAATGTGAAGTCTGTAGCGGTGACTGATGAGAAACTTTACTTACTTGTAGAGCGAAACGGCGCATATGATTTAGACGTTGTTGATACATTGCTTAATACTGATTCGGCAGTTTACGATCCTTCATTTACTGGAACAGTATTTACTGGGCTTGCACACCTAAATGGTAAGACTGTAAAGGTTAAACTGGGCGGTGCTGCACAATCCGATCAAGTGGTATCAGGTGGACAGATTACACTTGATAGAGCGGCCAATGCTGAATCTGTAGAGGTTGGTTTAGAGTATCAGCCAGTGATTAAAACAATGCCGTTCAGTATCGACTTAAACAATGGTCCTAATTCAGCACAGAAGAAACGTATTCTCCGTTGTGCTATTAGGATTGATCAATCAAATGGTATCATTGTTAATGGACAGAGATTGTCTGACAAAGAGACAGGCGTAAATCAGTTTGACCCACCAATCCCACAGACAGGATATAAACGAGTGTTCCTTCACGGTTGGTCGCTAGAGGCTCAAGTAACAATCACACAAGACACCCCGTTCCCAATGACGGTATTAGCTTTAGATTTAGAGGTGAAAGTATAATGGCTCAAGCAGCATTATTAGCAGCGGGTGGGGCTGGCCTATTAGGTGCAGCTCAAGGTATCTCAGCAGGCAAGATAGCTAAGATTGAAAGCGAAACAGAAGCTAAGTCTATTGAGACTCAAGAGGCCGCTAGAGAGGCAGACCGCAAGGAGCAACTAGCTAGAGCGCTATCAGCACAAGCGGCAATGACGGGTGCTGGTGGTATCTCGTTTGAAGGCTCTCCATTATCTGTTATGGAAGAGGACACAAGACGAGCGGCAGAGGCTAAAGAGCGCGGCGCACTAGAAGCTCAGATCGGTGCCACTGCGGCAAAAGCCCGTGGTAAGGTTGCTAAACGACAAGCCACGGCACAAGCAGCTACTAGCCTTCTAGGTGCTGGCGCTCAAATGGGCTTACTAACTCAGGGTAAATAGAATGGTTCAGCGATTCGACCAAACGGAACAACTACAAATCGGAAGTACTTCTACAGGTGCTTCTGGCGGGCTTATGGCCTTATCTCAACGGTTTGACCAGCTTAGACAACAAGCTATGCAAATTGCTGAAACTGAGGTTGTGCAGACTGCTACTCGTGAAGGTATGGAGGCGTTTAAGCCTGGGGAGAAACCAGAGTTTAAAGACGAGGAAGTATTCTTTGGTCGTACTGGCGCTAAGGCATTTAACCAAGGATTGAGAACGCAGTATCTAGCAAGCCTATCTAACGATATTAGAAAAGACCTTGCAGCTATCCAGACTGAAAACCCTAACGATGTTCAGGCATTCACTGAACAAGCTGGCGCAGTAAGAGCAGCACTACAGCAAGAGGTTGACCCCTCAGTATTGCCACAGGTGTTAAGCCAGTTTGATCAATACGCTACTAACTCGCAGATCACGGTAGCAAAGAATCAGTTTGAGACTAAGCGACAAGAGAGCATTAGCCAAACAAACGAGGCTATTAATAACATCGGTGCTGATGCCGCTAGATTGGCACGATCTGGTGATATGGTTGCAGCTCAACAGAGTTTGCAGGAAGTAAGAACTCACCTTGATAACGCAGTAGAAGCGGGTTTCATGACTCAAGCAGAATCTAACGAGTCGTTTAAAAGCCTACAGCGTGAAGCTATTGAACAAGAGAACAAAGGTAAGTTTGACACACTAGCAGAGACAGAAGGCTTTGAAGCAGCCTTTGAAAAGCTGGATGAAATCTCAAGCAAAGTGCCTAAGGGTTGGACACCTGATCAGTGGGATACGGTTGTAAGCTCTGTTAGAACTAACTTAAACAGGAAGCAGTCTAGAGCTAAAGCAGCAAAAACAGAGGTATTACAAAAGACAGAGGAAGATTTAAAAAACTACTCTTCTGCGGTATCTCTTGGGTTTGAGGTTGATCCAGCAGAAACAGCAAGAATACAAAAAGCTGTACAAGGAACAGAGCTACAAGCGCAGTTTGATCGGGTTAATAAAGTTTCAGCTTTTTCTGTCATGTCTTACAGTGATAGAGATCAAATTCTCAACAATGCTCAGACAGGTCAACTTTCAGACGTTCAAGACTATGCAGCACTAGTAAAAGCGCAGCAAGGAGTTAATAAGCTGGCAAGAGAGGATGCTTATAGTTTAGGGGTTAATCAGGGCATTGTTGATAAGGTGCCTTTTGATATGGATGACCCTGCATCATTTGCGGCAAGGGTTGAACAGTCGAAGATTCTATCTGATCACTATGGAGTTTCTGCTTCGCCTCTGACTAATGCAGAAGCGGAAGCCATATCCAATAGTATTGATGAAATGACGCCAGCAGAAAAAACACAACTAGCTACAACTTTCAGTCAGTCGCCTAGTATTTGGGGTCAAATTGCTGAGAAAAATCAAAGTGAATTTGCAATGATTGGTGCAACTGGTGATCAACAACTAATGACTGTAGCATTCAAAGGAAAGGACTTAATCAAGAATGGCCTTATTAAGCCAGCTACACTAAGAGACTATTATAATATTACTGATGAATATCTTGGCCAAGTTTACGGGCCGCAAGATAAAAAAGCTGTGATTGATGCCTCAACGTCAGTTTATGCAGCTATGGGCGGCCTCCCAGGTGATGAGTTTGACGAAGATTTGTATGAAGAGGCATTAGCTCAAGTAACAGGAGGTGTATCAGAGGTTAACGGGTTTAGGGTTCAATTACCGCGAGGTACAGACCCAGATGATTTCGAAGATTTTATAGATGATTTTACCTCTGAGGCAGTCGCTTTTCTTGGCGGTGTATCAGGCTTCACAAATGAAGAGGCGGCAGAGGCTATACAAGATGGAAAGATTACATCTATTGGAGAGGGTAAATATATTGTTATGGGTGATAATAACTCTGCTTTATTTGGTGTGGACGGAAACCCTTTTGTTATTGAATACACTGATGAATTATATTCGCTCGTTACAGCTACGAATAGCGCTCAAAGAAAGCAAGCTGCTATGAAAGTTAGAGGGCAAAGGTAATGCCGTTTGTATCAAATAGAGATAACAGGGAGTTGATGCAGTCCATTACTCCGGTACAGAGAGAGCAAAAGTCTAGCTTCTATGATGTTTTTAGCGCGTCCGTTGGCCTAGTTTTTGATGAAGAGCTTTCTATCTCTGGCGCTTTGAATAGAGAGGGTTGGGAGCAAAGGCGACAACTTGTTACAGAAAAGATAGCAAACGGGGAAATAGATAAATCTAAATACTTTGATAAGCGCGGGCGGTTTAATTATGACCGTTTAGCTAGAGATCTAAATGACCCACTAATAAAGACAGATGCGCAACTGACAGAAGAGAGAAATGAAATCCTTGCTCATCGTAGGGAGTATGCACAAGATGTAATTGAGCGTGGAAGCGGTATGGCGCAATTTATAGGCTCTGCAACTGGTTATATCTTAGACCCTATCAACGTAGCAACTATGCCAATAGCCACTATAGGAACGGCTAGTCGAGGAATGACCGCTATAGGAAAGGCTTTAACTATTGGCCGCAATGAGGCGGGATTAGCACTTGCTACAGAGTTAGCAATACAACCATTGGTCTATGAGCATAAAGACGAAATAGAATCGCCTTACGGGTTTGATGATGCATTAACAAATATAGCAACGGCGGCAGTAGGTGCGGGGGCGTTAGGTGCTTTCACGGGTGGGTTGTCTGGGTATTTTAGGAAGGTCAAAGAAAGTACGCAGGACTTGCCGCAAGTCATAGCAGATAAAGACGCGACAGCTTCACTTGAGGTGCTTGATAGGGTAGCACACCAATTAGATGAGCTTGATGAAGGTGGTAGAGCTGCAAGTGTTAAGGCGTCAGAAGAAACGGCTATACAAGAGATCACACAAGAAATAGATCAAGAAATAATTATCTCTAGGTCAAACTTGGAAAAAGCAAGAGAGGCTGAGAAAGTAGAGCTTTCTATTATCGCTGATGAGTTAGATCGAGAGAGATTAAAAAAGATAACACGCGGCGAAACCAAAGAAATACAAAAAGAGATACAAACTCTCAATGAAAGAATAAATAAATTAGATCAGACTCATGACTACCAGCAGCTTGCCAAGGATCAGCTAGGGCCAAAAGCGAAATCCAAGCAAGTAAAAAAACGCGCTTCTGAAATTAAAGAAAGAGATGCGAAAGGAATTAACGCTAGAAAGAGATTTTTAGAAAATCAGCTTAAATTACAAGAAGCACCGAAACTTGCAGAGGCAGACTTAAGCAGGTTAAAGCAAGGGATTATTCCAGACAGATTTAAGCAAAGAATAGAAGAGGCTAAAGCTAAAGCAGCAATCGAGCATGATGTTGATGTATTAAGAACTTTAGAGAGCAAGCGGCTTGAAATGGATAAGCCATCACAAACACCTAGCACATACCAAGAAGAATCAGTACCAAAATCTATCAGCTCAAGAACAGCAACGGAAAGGCAACGTGCTGTGTTAGAATCTCAGGGTGTGGCAAAGGATTTTGATATGGACTTAGCAAAGTTTGAAGAGTTAGATAATCCTCTTATTGTGCAAGGTGATGAGGTTGTAAATGCTAACGAGTTTATGAAATCCATTGACGATGAACTTGAAGGCTTAGAGTCAGTTTTGAGGTGTACCATTGGCTAGTTTTGATTATTGTATTGATCAGGCGTTTAGCGCTGGAAAAATAACACGAGACGTTGCGGATAGCATCAAGGAAGCGGCAGACCCAGAGGCGGCCATTGATGGTGTTATAGCCGACCTATCAAGACAAAAAAGAGAAGCCGCTATTCAGGCTGTAAGAATGGCCGAATCATGGGAAAAAATAACTTCTCATCCTGGAGGTAGCTATGATGGTTTGGTTAGCTTGCTAACAAAAGACCCAACCGGAAAAGCAGGCTATCAAAACATTGAGTACCTAACTAAGTTTTATGAAGGGAAATATCAATCCCAATTTGCTGAGGCCATGAGCAGATTTAGAACTAGGGCTGTAGGATTCTCTCAGGATGAGGAAGGGTTACGCAAACTTGTAAGAGCGGTTTACGGTGAAGCAATTGATGATCCTGAAATCTCAGCTTTTGCTAGAGATTGGGAAAGCCTAACAGAAAACATAAGAACTGAATTTAATTCCAAAGGCGGCTCAATTAGCAAGAATGAGCGCTGGCTTCTACCTCAATCTCATGACATGAGAATAATTAAAAAAGCGGGCTTGGATGAGTGGAAGAATACCATTAGGCCAATGCTTGATAGAACTCAAATGACTGATGACCTTGGCAATAGGTTAACAGATGAGCAGTTTGAAGAGTCGCTTGATTTTGTATTTGAGACTATTACTACTGGCGGCTTAAATAAGACTGAGGACTTCACAGTTCCACGGCTTGGCAAGAAGCTATCAAGAAAAGGGTCTGACAAAAGATTTTTATTCTTTAAGGATGCTGATTCATGGCTGGATTACCAAGCCAAGTTTGGTAGTGGTGATATATTTACATCACTAACAGACCACATCCAAATGAAGGCGGGTGATATAGCAAACTTGGAGGTTTTAGGTACTAGTCCTGAAACCACATACAAAGCACTTAAAACGCAAGTAGAAAAAACAAGCGGATTAAGTGAGCGCCAAAAATGGATGTCAGATGCAATATTTAAAAACGCTACTGGTATTGTAAATCAAGGTGAGTTAACTACCGTTGCAGATTTCATGCAAACAACAAAGAATGTGCTAGTCGCTTCAACACTGGGACGCGCTTTCTTATCAGCTTTTTCTGACATAGGCTTTCAAGCAATTACAGCTAGATACAATAATATCCCTGCGTTTAAGGTGCTTTCAAAGCAACTTTCGCTCATGAATCCATCTAACGAGGCAGACAGAATTGCAGCGGTTAAGATTGGGTTGACTGCTGATGCTTGGTTAGGTAGGGCGACTGCTGGCAATAGATACGCTGATGTGTTTGGCACAGGAAAAAGCATGAAGGTTGCAGAGGGCGTAATGAGGGCTTCATTACTTGCACCGTGGACAGATGCAGGACAAAAGGCTTTCGGAATGGAATTCTCTGCTATGCTGGCTGAGAACTTCAATAAAAGCATTATACAATTAGACCCAAATCTAAGAAGAGCATTTGATACCTACGGGATCACTTCTGATGACTGGGATTTATTCAGAGCGACTAGAACACTTGACCACAACGGCGCAAGATACGCAGATATGACACAAGAGGGTGGGAAAAAGTTCCATTCTATGGTGTTGTCTGAAACTGATTATGCAGTTCCTAACCCTGATTCTAGAGTTAGAGCAATCACTACAGGCGGGTTAAGCCGAGCCAGTATTGAGGGTCAGGCGTGGCGAGCAGCAATGATGCTGAAAAGTTTTCCGGTTACAATTGCTACGACTCATTTTTATAGAGCGGCATACCAAGCGACCATTGGCCAAAAATTGGCTTATATAGGAACGCTAGCAGCAACAACAACCGCATTAGGTGGAATTGCTTTGCAAGCCAAAGACATTACAAGTGGCAAAGAGCCTAGAGAAGTTAATGGTGATTTTTTTGCGGCTGCTTTTGCTCAGGGTGGCGGCCTTGGTATTTTTGGCGATTTTATTTTTTCTGATGTAAATAGGTTTGGAGGCGGTATAACCTCAACACTGACGGGGCCAATGGGTCAGGCATTAGATACATCGGTTGGTTTAACTCTTGGTAATGTTCAGCAAGCGATAAAAGGCGAAGAAACAAATGTTCTTGGGGAATCTGTAAGATTTATTGATAGATACTCCCCTGATATATGGCAAACAACACTGCTAAAGGGAGCTTTGTTTGATCAGATCGAGGTTATGGCAGACCCAAAAGCACAAAAAAGATTCAGAAAGATCGTTAGAAAAAGACGAAAAGAATACAACCAAGACTATTGGTGGAAACCAGGACAACCAATTCCAGAGGCATTAAGATGACTATCACTACAAATCCGTCACGCGACGAATACACATCAACGGCTGGTCAAACGGTATTTAATTACACGTTTAAGATTTATGCCAATACGGACCTTAATGTATACGTTACACCATCAGGACAATCACCAGATGATTCAGCAGATTTAACCACTGATTACGTTGTTGATACAGGGACTATCGGTGAAGAGGCTGGTGGATTTATCACATTTAACACCCCCCTTAATAACGGTGATGCGGTAACTATTGTTTCTGCTATTCCTTATGATCGAACTGTTGATTATCAAAATAACGGAGACTTTCTTCCCGAGACTGTTAACGATGACAATGACCGTCAGGTAAGCCAGATTAAGCAGATTCTTGAGCAAACAGGCAGGACGCTACAGTTCCAAGAGTCACTGCAGGGCGCTTCTACTTTATCCCTGCCTGATCCAGTATCCCAAAACTTTATGCGATGGAAAACTGATCTAACAGGCTTGGAAAACGTAGAGCTAGTGGAAGGTGCTTTGGTTGTTGGCAATGGTCAGTTACTCATCTTCCCAACTGTGGCGGCATTGAAAGCCAGTACAAGCGCATTATTGGTTCCTGGTGTTAATGTCCAAACACAGGGATACTACTCTGCTGGTGATGGTGGTGGGGCTAACTATCTAATTGTTACACCGCAATCGGCTGATGAATATGGCGATCATACGTTGGTGAATGGTAATGTGGCTTCTATTCAGGTTGAACCGCTTGTAAAGGTAAAGTCTTTTGGTGTAAAAGGGGATGGTGTAACAGATGATACTATCGCTCTTGCAGCAGCTAAAAACCACGCTGAAACACTCGTAAACAACGGTGAAGTTAGTGGATTAGACTTGCAAGGGGCTAGAATGATCACATCTAGCACTATTACTTTTGATACACCTATGGTTGTTGAAGGTGGTAATGCCTCTATATGGTGGGAGAATAGCGGTAATGCCGACATAATCTATGTCAATGCAGGCGGTCAAGGTGCTGGTTCAATTCGCAATAAATGGGTGTTCAGAGATATAACAATTGCTGGCGGTGACGGGACTGGGGCAGCATTGCATATTGATACAGTTGCCTATTCAGTATTTGAGAATATCAATATCCCATATTGCGGCTATGGTGTTGTTATTGAGAACTCACTATTAAATACATTTAAGCGGGTTGTTGTGTCTGGTATCGCTGTATCACTAACAAACCCAGATGTCTCATGGATTCCTATTCCAGCACACAGAAATAGAAAAGGGTTCTTCTTGTTTGGTGGGGGAGTTACTGGTCCGAACGCAAATACATTTATCCAATGTGGCGCTCAAAACTCAACTGATGAGGCAATTCGCTGCATCGGAGGGAACAATAGTCATTTTATTGACTTTGATTCAGAAGGTCACACAGGAAATCATTTGTATGCTGATGGTTGTTTAAACTTGCAGTTTACAGGTGGAGATTTTGAAGGTGTTAGTAATACAGTATTTATAGACTGTACTAATGGGGGCATAACAGGAGCATTCCATAACAACGTAGTGAGAGTAGAGGGTGATAGCAATTCAGTAGTTATTAAAGATAGCACTATCAAAATCATCACTATTCAAGATGCTACTTGCGAAAACTGCGTTATTGACAACGTAACCCTATATACTGGTGCATCAGGTATAACAAACAATGGTACAAATACTAGAATTGGCCGGATTTACGATCAAGATACATCAGATCCCTATTTTGGCAATGAATGGTTTAAAACAGGGCAAGCAGTTATTAATGTGGGGGGAACCACCACAGGACATACAATTACATCAAATTCAGTTCTAGTTCAACGATCCGGTCAGATTGCCTACGTGAATATCGACATAAACTGGACATCGCTGAATGGTACTGGTGATATCTCATTTGATATTACAAGCTTAGTAACAACTGCAGGTGCTGAGTCAGTTTTAAGCGCGGCAGACCTTAGAGTAACTATACCTGCCGGATATTCTGGATATACTGCAAAAATGACTAGCGGCAATTTAATTGCACTAAAACTTCTAACAAACTCGTCTGGAACGAACGATGGAAATGTTAGCACCTCTGATGTATTTGGAGGTTCAACAGGTGTGTCAATATCTGGGGTTATAAGGTTAAATTAAGGGCATTACGCCCTTATCCATACATGGGTTCCTGATCTTTCTCAAGAACCCAATTGTCATCACGCCAGCCACACGTACACATTTTAAGCCGTTGCGATCCAATCAACACGCAAGCCTGCCCGCACTCAGGGCAGGGGCTTGCAGGGTTATTTGGGTTGCCGTGGCTTCTCATATAGCAACGTCCGTTAAGTCTGCAGACTTAACAAACACACCATCAATCATTACACCTTTACGGTCTTTAATATCGTTGTAAGCCGTTTCTAGGCACTTTTCAAAGTCTAGTCCTAACTGCGCAGCTAAAATGATTAAAACTACTGTACAGTCTCCTATGTCGTCTGCTGCGTCCTTACCTTTACAGATAGAGTCTGACAGTTCGCCAGCTTCTTGAATAAGCTTCATGTACTGGTCTTTAGGTGTAGCGCCTTTCACAAGGTTACGATCTTCTGCCCACTTTGTTACTAGATTGATCAAGTCTTTCATTAACTATGCCCTCTGATAATTGTTTTCACACGTTCTTCATTCATACCCATAATGTTAGCTATTTGATAGGGTTTAAATCCATAGCTTACATATTCAAGCAGTTCTTCATTAACCTTACTTTCTTTTTCTATCTTTCTTCCTCTACCTGATACGCCCAACTTCCAAGCCATTGTCTGTACTGCCGATGGTGTTTTGTTGTAGCGCTTTGCTAGTATCTTTGATGTTACCTTTCCGTAGTTCTTCCTTAAATCCTTAAGCTCCCAGTCCTGCCAACGATTACTACTCATACACCAGCCGCCTCAAGCAAGAATTCGACTCTATCACTATCTAACCCTAAGCCTTCATGAGAAGCCAGCCAGCCAAGATTAATGATCTGATTACCTTTTGCCTTCTCTTCTGCAATAAAGGCTGCATGTTGATCAGAGAGGCTGTCATTGATCTCTTCATGGTAGACAGGGAAAGGTGATTCAACCTCCACCCAAGTGTATGCCTCTTTACCGTTCTTCTCTTTGATTAGAGCAGCTAACCACAATCCCCATTTATAGCGGAATTTCCAAACCGCATTAAACATGTTTCTTGATACGGTTAACTCTTTGCCTGACTTGATAGATCGAACCTTACAAGCCTGATCCTCAGCGTTGAATGTGATGATTAAATCTTTTAATCCTGCCTTGGCACATGACTGAGCAGACTTTAACGGGTTGTATTTCTTTCTTTGTTTCGCCATAATGATTCCTTCACATTAACTATGGTCTAGTGAGTGTGAAAACTAATTTGAAGTGAGAGGGCTACCAAGTAGGTAGCCTTTTTGCTATCTGCTAGAAGGGTGGATCGTTTGGATTCATGCCGTTCTGCATAGGTTGCTGTTGCATTTGCTGGACCTGCTGAGGATTCATAGGCTGGCCGTTGGGCTGCATATATCCCTGTTGTGGCTGTTGAATTTGCTGAGGTTGTTGATATCCCTGCTGTGCTGATTGTTGTGCAGGTTGCTGATTAGGGTTGTAAACATAACCAATTCGAGCATTAAGCATATCAATAGTTAGTTTAGTACCAGTCTGACTTTCAAAAGAATCAATCTTTAGTTGCTCTGCGGTTACCGTAACGATTGCTCCCTCAACTAATGCTTGCTGATAGAAAGCAATCTGCCCTGGTGATTTAGCAAAAATTGCTGCTTGGTAATTAGTCCATTCATCTTGTTTAGTTTTAGGGTCGCGATACTTAACGCCCAAACGAATACCAAACCCTACTGATTCACCAGCTTGGAATTGATTGGCTGCTTGATTTAGTTTACCTGTTACTGAGTGCATTATTTAATCCTTACTTAATTGTGAAATATTCAGTTGATTTACCACGGTACTCTTCAAGATTTACACCTTCAAGTTGCGGCACTTTCTTGTAATTAATTGAGCCTTTGCGTGTTACCTTTAAAACCTTGTTGTAATTACCTTCAATTGATTGGCCTGCCTCTTTAGCAAACTCAATCATCTGATCCTTAACTTCTTTTAGCTTTGCCTCTGCCTTGTCAAATTCAGATTTAGCTTGAGCGTAGGATGACTCAAGAATAATAAACTGCTTATCATCTGAGACATCCTTAACCTTTGGCTCAAGATAGGGTTTAGCTAACTTTTCATCCGCAATGATAGCTTTAAACTCTTGATAGAATGCTTCCAGCTTAGGGAAGTTTTCACTCCACCAAGATTCCGCTTCTTCTCGTGTAGCTGTTTCAAGGTGATCATCTATGTTTAGCAGACTCCCATCTTTCTCTTGAAGCACACAACAATAAAAATCCCAATACTGCTTATCAGCCACAATAATAGAGAACATGACTTGATCACGGTAGTAGGCTTTCTCAGCTAGGCTGTAGGCTTTTTTAGCTCTATATGGAGTCTTTACCTCAAGCCCACCATTTTCATCTAACAAACCATCTGGTGAGCAAGCAAGGTAATCATAATCCTTATGGATGATTAAGCCTGATTCTTCAATGTGCTTTGAAGTGGTAAAGAAGTATTCCTGAATGGTTAAATCCTCATACTTCTCACCAAACCGAGTTGCGTCATTACCTTGAAACTCTTGTTCAAGACCGAACGACTGGCGCACCTTATCACGCATAACATCATCACGCGATTTGTACGGATTGTTACCTAGAATCGCGCCAACGATAGAGGCCGTGATACGACCTCTTCTGGCTGCGAACCACTCACTTGAACGCTGACTAATTTCCATTGTTAATCTCCATGATCTTAGCTTTAACTTTATCGTCTACTGTGTACTTAGTTTCTAGGTCGTAAATGATCTGTTCAGGCGTAGACTCTCCACTAGCTACTTTCTCAATCATCTTAGGAAGGTGCTTTTGTAGCTCCATGTACTGAGGCTTTTTGTTAGTTACTCGATCCATAGCAAACTCGCCATCATCATCAGCACTTGGTACGCCAGCAATGGCTTGGAGTGAGTAGCGCCTTGCGTATGTGATTGCTGAACCAGCCGCTTGAGGGTCACGCTTACTCAGTGGAAGTACCAAGGTATCTTCAATCCATTCACCTGATTTGTGCATTAATCGAGTAGTAACGCCAACACCTACATCATTCATTAATGGCGACTGAACATAACTTAA